ATTGCCTTCCACCACGCCATCAGCGCGGCGTCCGCTCTGCCATCATCTTTCTTGCGCGCAAACATCTGCGCATACGCCGGGAACAATTCGGCAGCACGCTGCCGGTTTGCATCCTTCCCGCCTCTGGCATTGACGGCCTTCTGCCAGACAACGGGCGCGACATAAGTGAGGGGCAACGCGAGACACCCAATGACACCCTCGACCATGCCTACGCCGCGCCCAAACTGAAACATGCTACTCACACCTTGACCCGGCATTGCGCCGACGCGCTCCAGCACAACCTCGTCCGGCATCCGCGCCTTGATGAGAACGGCCAACATCTGCGGGCTGATCTCCTTCTTTAGCTTGTTGCCGCGCTTCACCTCGACAACGGGCGTGTCGATGATGTCGAGCGTGCCGTTGTCGGGGTCGAAGAATGCGAGAGCGCCAGAAGCGCCGGGGTCAATCGCGAGGATCATTTACAGCACACAATCTCTGCGATGACGCTGTAGCAACCGTGCGGCGGCAGCATCTCTATGATCCTGCAACCACTCGTCCACACAGTGCCGATTTCGTGATACGGAGCGTAGAAACAGATCATTGACATTTTCCTCCCATGCTCTTCAGTATCTCGACATATGAAGCAGCGGCGCGGAACAGATGATCTGACAGACCTTCTAGCGCCTCGTTAAGGGCCTTAGGATCATTGCCAATCTGCTGCGCAAGGATGTAGCCTGCGCTATCGACCAGAGTCTCCACAATGTCAGCGCTGTCGTACGGATCGTTACGACAAGCAAACGCAGTGCGATTGATTTCATCTTCCAAATGCTCTTTCATTCTCATGCCATGTCCTCCGAAGTAAACATCCATCCCGGCAGGCTGATCTCCTGCAATCCGTCTGTGTAGTGCTGCGTTGGCTTGTCTTCGCCAATCTGTATGTATCGCTCCGCTGCTTGCTTCATTCCTTCAGCACCGAGTTGTAGGGATTCTCGCGTCAGCGAGTAGATGCCGACAGAGTATGGCGGAGATGACTCGACAGCCAGAAATACAAAACGGCTCGGCTCGATGTTGGTCCCGACGAGGCGCTTGCGCCCCATCAAGTAATGCGCCGCTTGCATGTGATACTTGAAGTTAGCGATCTGCCTTGAAAACCCGGCGGGTGACGCATCTTGGCACGTTTTGACATCGTAGATCACATCCTTGGCGATGTAATCCACACGGGCCTTGCACTGGACGCCATACTGCTCCCACAGCATTGTCGTCTCGGCTGTCCCGTCCTTCACATACTCAATGAAAAACGGATGTGCGCGTAAACTTTCGCTGATTCCACGGGCCTTCTCATGCTCAAACTCGTCGATGACTAGCTTGCCCTTAGAAGATTCCTCGAACTCTTCTCGCGCCTGCTTGCCGAACTTGGTGCGCATGTCGAACTTCGGCGCAACCGCGACTTCTGACTCAAACTTTTCCGGCTCCAACACCATCGTGTGAACGACAGTGCCGAGGATCATTGCCTTGGTAGGTGCGCTCTGCTCTCTGCTGGCGAGATAGTGCGCAGGCGTCTTCATCAGCATTTTCGCGCCACTAGCCGACAGAGCTTCGAAGCTGTGGTATTCTAGCGCTGGCATGTCTTCTACGACTTTATTTTGCATCGCCGCGTTCCTTCCATTTCTTACGTTTGACTGGCGTTTCTACGTTTACTCTCTGCTGCGCATACTCTCCGCACCAATGCGCCTTCGCGACTTTAACAAGCGCAGGGAATCTTCGGCACATCAATACAGGCGATCCACTGTCTACGCTAAATTTGCAAGTGTTGCATTGTTCCATTGTGTCCTTCCTTGCTCCGAAAATCCCCCGGCTTTCGCCGGGGTAGTCAAGTTTCGGGTAGTTTCAAACAGGAGAGGTCGTCTTGTGGCCTTCCCGTTTACCGCCTACGGCGGTATCGACGCACCGCGCGCCGATTCCGTTTACACCTCTTATGAAAGCGCTTCTCCCAGCCTCCATAAGAGATGTGTATATGACTGTAGCCTGTGCAGCGCGAATAGGTTCCAACCCCAAATCCGCGCTTGCGGGCCTTCCTAACAATACCCCGCTTCCATCTAACGTCAACCGCGCCGCGCCTACCGTCGCAGAAGCTGTGCAGTGAGCGACGGCGTGTACCGGCGATCCTAGCGCCACGACGGTACGCGCTGATAACCTTCAGCTTATGCTGTGCGACAAACTGTCGCAGCGGCTGTGGGGTGCAGCTCTTGGCGCTAGCAGGGCTAGCGACAAGAAGTGCGGCGAATATCTTCTCAAGCATTGTGGCCAGCGCTGCGCAGCGCTGCCTGCCCCAGCGGCGTATCCGCAAGCATCCCAAGAGCAGCCATATAGCTGTCCATGAGGTCTTGCTCGCGCTGAATGTCCTCTGGGGACTTCTTGCGCATAGCAATTATCTTTTTAATGATCCTTGTGTCGTAGCCAAGCCCTTTGGCCTCCAACAGAATTTCCTTCACATCTTCCGCCAGAACAGCGCGCTGCTCCTCTAGGTTTTCAATGCGTCTTACAAGTTCACTCAGTTGGTTGTTGTTCATCTTCGATCTCCTTCACGATCAATTGCGCATACCCAGCGATGTCTTGCCAGTGGTCAAGAAAATCGCTGTCACCACTCATTATGCGGCCAATCTTATTGGCTATCATCTCAAGTGATTCCCTCTGCTCCGCCTTCAGATGTGGCCAGTTTACGCCGATCTGCATCGCCTTCTTGACCATCTGACTCACGCTGCTGACTTCCGAGTAGAAGCCGTGCGTTGTTTCCCTTTGCTCTAGAATCTCTAAAACTTTTTCTTTCATTTATCGTCCTCACTCCATGAAGAATCGTTGTATGATCACGACCAAAAATCTTACCAATCATCGGCAGGCTGTAACCGTTCCTGCTTAACAAATCCCACATCTCGAAGCGGATCATAACAAGATGTTTTTTGCGGGAATCGTTTATAACAGCAGACCAGTGCATGTCATATTTATTTAACACCGATCCGATTATAGCCTTTGCCTTGGGCTGTATTTGTAACCCAATCGTATGATTGGTATAGCAAGGCTCAATTACACCTTCTATTGGCGGGTTTTTGCGTCCAGCTTTCCTCTGCTTCAAACGCATTTTTTTTATTTTCTCGTCATTTCTGCGCTCTAGCTCAAGCAATATCCGCTCGCGCTTTTTAATTATTTCCTTGCGCGCGTGATCCTTTACAAGAGACTTGTAATGTTCCCCGCTTATTATCTTTCCGTTGTATGGCTTCCCTTTGTGAGGACGCACAGCCTCAAGGTGAATTACCATCAGCTCTTCCTGCCCCTTAAACTCGCTCAATGATACGCTCCTATGATGTTTTTACGCGCCTGCGCTTTCGAGTATGCATAGCCTATCGTGCCGTGGACTGATACCCAGCGGTATTGCGCACTCGCAAATGGTGGTGACTTGGCTTTGGCAAAGTATCCGGCATCCTTCCCGAAATACTTAACAGTATATGTGCCGTCGCCGTTCTTGATGGTTTCGATTGCTGACATTGTGCTGTCCCCTTTCGATTGGGTCCAGACACAATGTCAGAATTTTATCATTTGGCAATGCCGTCATGTGCGGCAGGGTGTCGCAGCTACCCTCCACCGGAACCAAATACTGCGCGCCGTTGGGCTTCCAACTTCTGACGCTCTTCTTCTCGCGCTGCCTGTAGCGCTGGCAGGCGCAACTGACGGACGACGGCCCCAGCTGGCGCAGTCAATCCAGTGCCATAGGCTCCATACCCAACCGCTTTCGGGGAAGAAGCGGCCAATCCGCCAAGGCTGGAGATAAGAGAAAGAACCGGGTTCGCCCCTAAGTATGATGCACCCACTCCCGCGCCTATCCCTATTGGCAGGCCATACAACCTTGATAGCCCCCGTGGTTCAGCAGAATTTAGCGCCTGCCCGGCAAGGGAGGCGCGGAGATCGACACCCGGCGCAGCATATTTCTGCAACTCGTCTGCCATCTTGAGGCGTCCGCCCCAGCTTGTGTTTACGTTATTTCGCAAAACTGATTGCAGCTTTTTCAAAGCCGCCGCCGTTTTCTCCTTGTCCCCAAGGGACAATTCCTTGCGTATAGAGTTCAGTTGATTGATAGCTGCTTCCGACTTCCTCATAGCGGCATGGTATTCTGGGTTTTGTGTGCGAATAGTCTCCCGCACAGAATCGTAAACTTGTTTTAAGACAGCGGCAGATTTCCCTTGCGGTTTCAACTCATACAGCGAACCAATTGCCTGCTTAAACTGATCGAAATCTTTCGACACGCCTCTTATGTTAGGGTTTGACGACCATGTACGGTATTCTTGAGCAATAGCACGCCACATATCGCGGGCTGACTTATCTCGGATGTATCCTGTTTGCTTGTCGCGGAATATGTCTTTAGCGCTGTTTATCGATCTAGCAATATCTGCTGCACTCAATATAGTCGTATCGCCGCGCATCTGATTTGTGTTCGCAAGATAATTTTTGTAGTCGGCTTCACGCATATTTTCAAATGCTTTTTGAGCTTGCTCTACAACAATCATAGGATCGCGTTTGCCGGAAATATTTGATAGAAACTCGCGCGATTGTGTTGTAGAAGGAGCCGCACCAGCCTTATACGCCTCGCGTATCGCCTGCCCTCCAGCGCCGGTAGACAGGCCAAGGGATTTTGCGGCCACCGCCCCTGCCGCCTTGACCGGCAATTTTAACATTAAATTTGCTGGGTCAACTGCGGCTGCAACGCTTGATGCTTTCCGGCCAGCTTCCGCCAACTTGTTAAGTTGCGCGGATTTAACGCCAAGCCTAGCTGCTGATCCAGCGGTTTTTGCCACTAACCCAGCACCACCGGATAAAAGCCCTGCAACGTCTGCTAAAACGCCGACTGGGTCAGTTGTTAGCGTTTTGCGCAGGTCTTCCCCGTACCTCTTCTTGAGGTTAGAGCCGACAGCCCTCGCCAGATTTTCGGCTCGGTCAGCTGCTGCCTTGTTGTCTACCGACTCAATAGCAGAGAACACAGATTCCGGCAAAACATTCCGCGCGCCAGCGCGAAGTGTTCCAGCCATCAAGTCTAACATTGACTTGCCGGTCTGCACAGGCGACATAACAATATTAGCCATAACGCCCGCTAAATTCGCAGCGCTTGACGGCACATGTGATACAGAAGTCGCTATATCTTCAGACAAAGACGGCTGGGGGGCTGCCATCAAAGATTTGATGTCGTAGCCGTTGGCTGTTAGTTTTTCGATCAGCTGCTGCCTTGTCATCCCATCTGGGACGCCCTTTATAACAAGGCCATTTGGCATCCGTACATCCATGAACAATCATCCCGCTATTTAAGGTTTTCATAGTCAATCGTCTTGGCACCACCAGATGAGTTGGGGGGTCCGCCGGTATTGTCGGCGAATTGTTTTCTAAGGGTGTCCAGAACCTCACGCGAGGAGAACCGTTGACCGCGGAACTGCGCCATCGTGCCGTATTTTTTGAAATGTGCATTGGCAGCAGATTTTGCGTCAGCTACACGTTTAATGTTTGACATAAGTATGTTAATGCGCCGCAGGTTTTCTTGCACGGTGAGCGTCGGGTCAAAGGCTCTTTTAAGAAATTCTTCGCCTTCTTTCGCCGCAAACTGACCACCAAGTATCTGTTTAAGAGACTTTTGCGCTACAGCGAGAACAGCATCCATAACCGCTTTTGTGTCTGGGTTAGTGACACCCGTTATCCCAGCTGCGTTAGCCAACAGCAACCACGCACTGCCTGTGAGAGGCTTGCCAGTTTTCAAAGAGTTTTGCAAAGACCGTCTAGCAAATTCCAAATTCTCCAAATCGCTTTTTGCAGCCGCTGCGCCGGTTCTCACCCACTTAACGTTTTCTTTCGCAAATTGCTTATCTTCCTCCTTCTGCCCCTCTGTCGCATATGGGGACTTTTGCTCCATCATCTTTATTATAGAGTTCGCTGCGTTCGGGTTATTTGCGATAATTGCTCGTTGCAACGCTTTAGTAAGCGCCGCATTTCTGGCCGCTCTCTCCGCTATAGTAGGAATTGTAATTGCTGTGGTTGGACTCGCAGCTGGCGCTTCTGGTGTAACGCCAGAAGGAGGAGTAGTTCCGTCAACTTGCGTTGGTGTGGGTACAGCGCCGGGCGCAACGCCAGAAGGAGGAGTAGTTCCGCCGCCGATTATTGGTGCCATTATCTGCGCCATCTGCGCTGCTTGTGATCTTTGCACGGCCAGTCTAACGGCTATTTTGGACTGCAAATCGGAAAGCTGTTCAACTGGTAGAGACTTTACAACGCTAGGGTCAAGTCCGGTTTGCTTTGCTATTTTCGCTGCGCCTTCATCTGTCTTGCGCATCAAGTCTAGGCTCTTGAGCGCATTTATTTTTGACATCCTCTGCTTTAGTTGTGCGGCCATCAACCGCGCCTGCTGCTGTTTGAATAGATCAGAGGTGTAACCTGTGCCAACATCGCCAATTCTGGCCAGCTGTTTTGCGCGGCTGTCTGCCGACTGGTTAGCGCCAGCCGCCATTAGCGTTCCGCCCAGCTTCATCAACATATTCAATTGCGCTTGACGACGCATTGCGGCTTCTGGTGCGCCATATTCGCCGGAACCCATCAGCCAGTCGCCAGCACCGCTAATGGCAGGCTTCACCGCTCCCACAGCTTCGCTCGCCATGTTCTGCAAGGCGCTACCAGCATCCCCGATAGCGTTGCCGACGCCGGACGCTGCATCGCCAATAGCCGATCCAGCGCCGCCAATGATATCGAGAATACTAGCCATTACTTCACCTTACATTCCGAGAAGACCGGGGACAGCCATACGCAGAGCATCAGCGCGAAAGAAGTCTGCCGCATCGCCGCCGTAGTTGTCCTCGTTGCTGTATCCAGAGGCATCTGTACCCCAGTTTATTTTTCCCTCATTGAAAACGGGCAACGAGTTGCTTTGGTAGTTGTTTGAGTACCGCTGCAAGGCCTTCAGTTTTTCCATTTCCCCTTTAGATGGACGAGCGGGAGGAACCGGCACATCTGCGTCGGGATTAGGTTGTGCAGCGCTCGGCGTTGCGGAGTCTGGAGGAACGCCAATTCCTAGCGCGTCAGCTACTGGGTCGATAGGTGGGCGCGTCATATCTGGAGGAACGCCGATTCCTAGCGCGTCAGCTACCGGGTCGATAGGTGGTGGAGGAACGCCGATTCCTAGCGCGTCAGCTACCGGGTCGATAGGCGGGCGACCCGACGGTGGGGTCGGTGCGACAGGCGGGGTATTAAGGCGCAACGCTTCACGTTCTCTACCAACCGGACCAATTCCTCTTGCTATGTAAGACAATCTTGGGTCAGGAGCCTGCGAGTTGCCCCCCCTCCGTAAGCCAATAACCCCCGCCATCAAAGGGGCGGTCGCCCCCATAGGAGCATACGGATTGTTAGCGCGGAATTTGCCGTACCAATCAGACGTACGCCCGGCAGAAGCACGCCCGGCAGTTGCCGAGCTACCACCCAGCAATCCCTGCACGCTCTGCTGCGCTATAGGGATATTGCGCTGAAGCATCCGTTGAAGAGCAGGGCCGAATCTTGCGATAGCACCAGATGCATACGGTATTAGAGGTCCAGCCATTACAAAAGTCCTTTTGATAGTGGGATTAACGGTACATTACGGGGACCAACAACTGGCGCAGGTGGGGATATGCCGATGTCACCACCTCTTCTTCGGCCTAACTTTAGCATACTATCGCCAGCTTTCATAAGCTGAATCATATTAAACAGCCTATTTTTATCATCAGCCGTCATAGGCTTTGGGGCGCTAATAAGGGACGGGGCCAAGAAGTTCCCAATCCTTTGCGCAGAAGTAAGAGGGTCTGGAGAATACACAGCCTGTTGTATTGTTTTCATTGGCCCGGCAACTGTAGGCATACTTGCCGCCTGCGCCTTAGCACCGGGAAGCGCGGCGGAAACTGGATTGGACGGAGACGAGCCATACCATTTGATAGCCTTATTCCGGCCAGATTTAGAATTAAAAGCTGCCCAAGTCCCACCAAGAGACTTGAGCATATCGTGACTAATTCCGCCGGATTTTAGGGCTGCGTATAGATCAGCCCCCTTATTCGCCCTTGCATATCTTTGCCGCGCCAGCTCCCAAGCAGCCTTATCTTGATTGGCTGGGCTAAAATCTTTAAGGCCCATTTTAGCCGCAAGCGGAGCCCAAGTGCTGTAGGTGAATTGATAACGACCAGCAGCGCTAGACGGTCCAGCCGGACCCGGCTCGTATATCTGGGGATGCTTCTCAAATCCCTCGAACTTGGCCCCGCCTTCTGGCGTGTACCTAACATCATACTTGCCAGAGCTTTCCGGGCCAGCAATTGCGTTCAGGAAATTTTTTATAATTGGGTCCATTATGCTATGGGCCTCCACTGCTTTCCTACAGCATCGTCAATTGCCTTCAGCCTGCCAATGACGATAGATTTCTTGTCTTCGGGCAGATTTTCGACAACCTCAACCATTTCATCTCTGAATGCGGTGCAATCCCAGCAATCGCGCCCCTTCTTCTCGCCGCGACCATAGCATTCCGGCAACTCTACACCTTGAAACTTTAGGAACTTGAAAACCTCTTCATCCGTCCAGTCTTGAACGGGCATTCTATATTCAATGCCGTCAATAACTGACCGATCACGCGATGTGGATTTGCGACCATCGCTATTCTTCTGACCCTTTATAACATACTTAACGCCAAGTTTGATGCACTCAGCGTGTAGAGGAAACCAAATGTTTGCGGCACAACAATTTACATATGGCTGCATCATAGGGGTGTCTTCGCCGCTAATCAGCTTTCCGAGATACGAATTGTTTACCGGCAAAACATCAGCTGGCCAGCCAAACTCGGCTATATTTGCAGGCTGGTTGGTTTTGACCTCTATGAAATGTGGCAAAACTTTGCGCCATTTTTCCATGTATTCGATAACGTCTGGATACGCCGCACCAGTGTTACACCAGACGACATAGATGTCGTTCCATCTATCTTTGTTAAGATAGAGGCACGCCAGACTATCCTTTCCGCCGGAAAATAATATAGCCGTATCTATCATCAAAAAGTTCCGAGAGCCGCTAAGCCAGTTAAAAATGATCCGATCCCACTAAGTGCGGGGGATGTGCTTTGAAACCCAGTCCGCGTCTGTGTCGATGACTGGCCGTATGGCGTAGCACCAACAGCCGCGAGCCGCAGATTGAGCATCTCTCTTGGATGATTAAGCTGTTCCATGAACCTAGAATATTGATCTTGCAGCCGCGCCCGCTCAAGCGCCTGCTGTTGCTGGCCAACTTGGTTGAGAGCGGTCGCTTGATCCATAGCGGCAGTCTGCTCCCGCGTGGCAAGACTGCCAAGTAACCCGGCAGCTGCCATACGCTGCTGATTCGCAGTGAGGCCAGCAGCTTGATTTAGCTGCTGCGCGTTCATACCAGCAAGCTGATTGGCGCGGGCGGCCTCAAACTGCCTGTTTATGTCTGATTGAGCTAGACCAGCGGCAGTATTGTATCCCTGCTGCCTTAGCTGGGCAGAGAGATCGCCAACATTGCGAGCCGCTTCAGCAGTAGCTACGCCCTCTAGGATACCCTGTCGAGAACCGCCAAATGCGCCAGACCGAGCTGCTTTAGACCCAATATCAGCGAGGCTACCCTTCAAGGCTCTTTGGGCATTAGCTACAGCTCTATTCTCGACTTCTGAAAGATAGGGATTCATATACGCGGAAATGTCAGTCTCCGGTATGCTACCGGCTGTGACGTTCTGCGCCTGCACATTTTCAGGAGTGTATTCCATAGCGCCGGTTGCGCCGCTCTGCGCTTGATTAAACGCACCCTGCGTCGAGCCTGCCATAGCCCGAACCATATCCTGCGCTTGTAACTGGGCAGGTGTGAATCCGGCAACAAGATTGCCCGTGTATGGAGTATACGGCCTTGAGCCAATCTCATTGGCGAGTTGTAAATTCTCCTGCGCAGCTTGGTTGAGCCAAGCTGGCAACTCTGTCCGATTAGTTACGGTTTGGGGCTGCGAGCTTTTACCCATTTAATTCTCTCCGCACAGGTATCGCATAAGATACAGAAACATCAGACCAGCCGTACCTTGGAAGTATTTTAGCCCATCCCTTACGACCATTCATCGCCATAAACTCACATCCATTCCCCGCCGCAAAATCCAAAATCTCTTCCTGCATAGACATAACGTCTTTATACTCACCAGCCGCCACAAATATGTTTAGCCACCTCTTACGAGGCGCGTTAACTATTTGCGTCACAACGATAGTCTTATTCTTGGAAAATGCCTGCATATCGCCTGTCATTAGTCCGCGAACGACATCGTCAAAACTATGCGTCCCACCGCCGCGCTCTAGTGCCTTTTCGACCTTCGAGCGTAGCTCGTTTATATCCTCTTCCGTCATCGCCCCTCTCAGTACGATGGGGCTCCAGTCTGGCCAAACGGGACAGACGTAGCCGTCAGATTACCCGAATTATCTACCTCTATACGGAACACCGATCCATCCGGCGACCTAAGGAAGATACTCTCTACAGCCGTTCTGGTCCCAACAGTTGTAGACAGTGAGTCATATATATCAAAAAAAGCACGGGAAATATACTCTTTATCGTACTTGTCTGGAACTGGCTGTATTTGCGCCGTCATCTTCCACCTCCCGCAGAAACGTCAAAGCGCGACTCGCCAATACTCCAGTTCTGGTCCTTGGTGGACTCGATGCGCAGGCGGAAGTCACGGCCAGAAGCGCGAACGTCTGTGTAGCCGTTAGAACGAGGATAGTACGGGCCGCTAGTCTTCTCCGTACCCTCTGGCGTGAAGCTAGAGTATACCGTTATCGCCGTGCTGTCGTAGCTCTCGCCGCTGTCCGGGATGAACTGCTTAACATAAGAGATCGAAGCACCAGAAGAGATATTCAGAGAGCCAGTTTCTGCATACCTATCTGTACCTATAGGCGCACCGGCATCTGTCCAGCCATTCTCTTGAAAATACACATGATTCTGGCCGCCAGTGGCAATTGGGTATTCGAATACGCCTGCTCCAGCGCAGGCTGTGCGAGACAGAGAGCCTATGCTCCACCACCCTTCTTGGTAATTATAGAAGACATATTTGTCTGGGACATTTGTTGATGTGCTGGGATACCAGAACCAAGCCTCTGAGAATACTCCGTTGGCTGAGCCATGAGCATATACTGAGCTAGACTCTCTGTTCATATCATCAAAGACATAGTTACCGACATCGCACGCCAATGGCTTGACGACACCGCCGTCATAAATCCAGAAGCCCTGCGTTCCCATCCATATACAGCGACCAGCAACCTCCGCGAATGAGCGCGGTGCCATAAGCCCACAGTCGCTACCAATTTTAGATATGCTATAGATGAACGGGGTGCCGATATATCGCATCAGCCACGCCTCGCTCTGGGTGAAAATGAGTGTCCCTTCACGCACGGAAACACCCGTAACAATTGCCGAACTTGTGTCTAAATCCAAGTACCCAGCCGTGCTGGTAGGATCAGAGAAATTCCAGTTCGTATAATCCTCGCTGCCGGACCAAGCAACTCGACGTGGGTTGCCCCCAGAGCCGAGCAAAACAGCGTGGCGCTCAGGAGTGACTACGACACCTATGTTGTCTTCAGGCATCCCAACAGATGTTGCAGTGCCTCCAGTTCCAGAGTCATCTGTGCCGCTATCGGAATAAGTAAATGTGGTTACACTGGGTACGGAATCTATGGTAAATGTGCCATTGGCAGTAGATAGACTATTCCCAGTTACGGTAACAGAATCCCCGACAGCAAAACCGTGATGGCCATCAGTGGTTATCGTTATGACGTTTGAGGCTCTTACGGCGGTTTGTATCGGCGAAACACCGGCATCATGCGCGGCACCCTCGCTAACCTCAAAATGCAGTAGACGACCGTCTGTAGAACATACAGCGAGGATTTCCTCACCCCAGTTATCTATAGACCAAGAAAAAGGCGCGCTGTAGCTCTCAGAATTTGGACGTGGATAAGTCGCGTCTGTATCATCACCGTACAACTTCCATCCGTACAGGTAGTCGCCATAGCCGCCACCTGTTGTAGTATTCAACCCGACAAATGCAGATGGTGTCACGTCAACAAACGAATCACCGTCCATAAAGAATAGATTTTCATCTCCTCCAAGCAATGAGTATTGGCTGCCATCATTAGTCCTCCAATTGAATATAGTACGGACAGGACCGCTCAGTGGTGTAGATGTCAACCGCTGCCACCCGCCAACAGGCTCAAGAACGCCAGAGCGCCAACGAATAAGGTTGGAGTCCCAGTATCTGCCTTTTGTCTGAAGCGGCGTATGCCCACGCACAACCCCAGCTGGTATATTTAGCGGTACGAGTGCCATCTATTTACTCATTGCAAAAACCGTTACGGCGAGCGTTCTGAACCTTTATCTCGATAATGGTGTCTGTCGTGTCCTTCTTAGACCAAGATATAGGCTTCCAAACATTGCAAGCTGTCTTAATCCCTACGGTAGCCATCGTCTTCGCGCACCCTGCTAGGGTCACGGGAGACAGCATCACCAGCAGCAATAGCGCTGTTCGTGCGACGGATGGCTTCTTCATTAGATTCGCTCCTAATCTTTGATTTTGCGTCACTGCGCCCCCTACCGTAGATTGCAGCTATCGCAAGAAGTATGCCGCCTACTGATGCAACTAAGCGTCCAATAGGCGACAATAGCCATGTTATCATGTTTTCCTCGACACAATCAACGCCAAAACACAAAGGATTAGCGATATACCTATCGCCTCACCGAGGGACATTGCTATAGCAGTAGTCATTACGAAGCCTCCTCATTTAGACGCTTTTTGCGCCAATACCAGATGCCTGCCGCCGCCACGGCTATGATTAAAAAAGCAATAACCGCAGGTTTGCCGAGTGCCTCCGAAAATCCAGAAATAACACTATTCGCTTGCTGGAGGACTGGGATGGCTTCCCGCGCTGCGGCAAACGCGCCAGCGCCACCAGCAACTACGGCTGCGTTTGCTTCTTTCGACTGTGTAATCTTCTTTTTAGGGACAGGCGTATCGGGAGCGACGCGGCTATCATCTTTCTCAGAGTCTGGAAGACTTCGCCACATTTCACATTCTGCACGGCGGCGTCGCACAAGCCCCGGTAGCACCTTTCCGCCGCCCCGCGTCCACTTCATCAGCTCCGCGGGAACGTCATCAAAGCGCTTGGCGTTAACGCGCTTGAGTAAAGTAGATTTCTTCAGCGCTCCGAGGCCGCAGTTGTACGAGAACGACACCAACACGTCGAACTGGTTTCCAGACACCTCTACCTTGAGAAGCTCATTCACACCCCGTTCAAACCGCCCCAAATCGGAGCGAAGAATGTCGAGAGCCACACGCTTCGTAATCTTCATTTTCGGAGTGACGGTCGGCAGCCCCGCCGCAGATGTGTGGCCATACCCAATCGTCAGAATGCCTGCTGGGCAGGTGTAGGCCGTCAGACGGAGACCCTCAAACTCTTGAATAAGCGCCAGACCGGCTTCACTCGTCCTCATCTCACTGCCTCAACATTGAACGTCAGGTTGGGGTGGTCGGGGTAATTCACAACCCTCTCCCCTTCCGGGCATTTGTATTTGATGTGCGCCAGCAACTGTGCTCGCCCCGGATTTACTTTCTCCGGGTGCTCAAATTTAATCATGTAGGCAAATTTCTGAATCTTGTTGCCAGCAGGGCCGGAGAACTTCGCCACACTGGGGATGGCCCTGTGAACGAACAGTTTTGCGTCACGGACCTCAAGAGTGAAACTCTCGACTGAACAGTCATTGCGCCGTTTCCTGCGCGCAACAGTTACATCGAAATCACCATTCGCGGGACCAGACGTGATGCGGAAGTATTCAGGAGCCCATTCAAGAATGGGGCGTTTGAAGAAACCAATTTTGTCAGACATAGAATAGCCGCCACCTATGGCAGCGAACAGCGCCGTTACAACACCGATAATCTTTTTCCAGTTATCAGCATCAGTCCACATCTTTGCCAAGCCACCTCTGAACTGTCTTCGTCTCGTAAATACGAATCAGCGACCAAATAATGCTGAATAGAGCGGCAAAAGCTGGAAGCATCTGCAACAACGTACCACCGACTACGGTCAGTGATAGCGCATCTCCTGCCAATTTAGCTGCCTCATCTTTCATTTTTCTGTCCTCACAACCTAAAGGATTAGCTCAATTCTGGATATGGTTACCTGACCATTTGGGAAAGATGTGGAGTCACAGCAATAATATCCATAAATTCTAACTTGATCTGTCGTTTCGAGATAGTTTGCACGCATATAGTATTGTTTGCTACTAGCAAACGGCGTAGGATCAGTAGTTACACCAGTTCCCTTTGTCATGTCCCACGAGTATGGGGTGTAATAAGCCCAGCCAGTATTTAATATTTTGCCAGTTACTCGGAAATCAGAACCTGAAGAAAGCTGTCCAGCGGAAAAGTAATCAGAGATAGTTAATGGTTGAGAATAAACACCATTTCCGTATGGACTTATAAAAGTCGAATCATCAAAGTCGTGATACAGAGCCTCTCCATATCCATTGCCCATAGATACTGGGTTACTATATCTAGCTTGCAATAATGTCCTAACATTTGTGGCATTCATATCGATTGAGCCAGACTGACCCAATTCAGTGCGCACATCACCTAAAGATATGGGGCCAGAAGATGGGAGCGCCATTATTTACCCTCCAGCTCTTTTACGCGGGCGGACAGCTCCTTTACGGCCTCAATAAGAACACCGACAATGTTTCCGTATGATACAGAAAGCGTTTCTCCGTCCTGCACAACCTCTGGAAGTACGGACTGCATCTCCTGAGCGATAACGCCTACGCCCGCCTCCCCGGTATCCTTGCGGGTATATTTAACTCCGCGCATCTTCTCGACTAAAGAAACAGCCTCGGCGATGGTCTCGACATTATTTTTTAGTCGCGCGTCTGAGTAAGCGGTCACGTTCCCTTTAGCAGTGAAGTTGCCGGAAGTATCTGTGTACCAGCGATTATCTGACAATACCGAGTCATAAAGGCCAAAAACATCCGCCGTATCATTTCCGTATAGATATACGTTACGACCAGTCATGTTAAAAATAACTTTAAGCTCGCCAGATGTCGTGTCTAAAGAGATGTCGCCGGTCATAGTCCCGCCAGATAAAGGCAGATAAGACCCTGAAGCCGCAGTTGTAATCCTGCCCTTAGCGTCAACTGTTATGTTGGCAGCAGTATAAGACCCAGCCGAAACACCACTATCAGCTAAGGTTGTGGCAATACTTTCGTTGGACGTTCCGTCTATGGAAACAGAGCCAGTCACATCTCCAGTTGCCGTTATAGTCCTAGCTGTAGACCATTTGTCTGCGGACGTTGCGTTGCCGGTAAATGTTGTAGCTGTTACTGTGTTGTCCTTCAAAAGAACAGAATCTATCGTGACGCCAGAATTTGTCGTCTTTTCAGAGATAGTGTCTGTCAAAAAACTACCACCGACAGATAGCGTCTTACCAGAGCCAATATTCAGACCAACTGATGTCCCGCTTCCGTCCGAGTTAAAGAGACCGTCCAATGTGTCCAAGTCGTCATTAAGGTTGCCGCCCCAAGCATCTTGAGAACCGCCAACATCCGGCTTAATCATGTTTAGATTGCTAGTGTATGTAACGGCCATCTTATCACCCTAAACTCTAGCCCAAGAA